ATCAGATGAAACATTCTGCACAAAATAAGTATCATTATATGATAAGTTAAAATCGCTTGCTTTATAAATACCTTCTGTAAATACATTTTTAGCAAATGCAGTTGTTGAAACAAACGGATTAAATATTAATCCTATTAAAATCAACAATATACAAATATATTTTTTCATAGAATATCCTCCTTTCAAAGTTATTTTGTGTAATGGAAATTATAATATGCAACTTATATAGGAAGGGGAGCTAAGAAAATGCGTAGTACATCACGTATAGAATATAGGCAGAATGTACCTTTCATCATGACCTATATTCTCAATACTAAGAAATTGAAAGGAGAAATAAAATGAAACTTTACGAATTTAATAAACATGAATATTATGCTTTAATCTTAGCATTAAATGAGGAAGAAGCTTTAAAGGCTTATGAAGAAGAAATAGTTGGAGAAATTGAAGAAGATGAAATAGAATTGACTCCAGATATAATAACAGAAAAACAGGCATTAAAGAGATATAAAAAAGCACTTATAGAAAACTGTGAAACAGAGGAAGAAAAAGAAGAAGATTTTTATAAATCTATAAATAGTTTTAAGTACAGACAAGAGGAAGCTATTAAACAAAATATAGAATTATCAGAGAAATATCAAATTTTACTTATAGATGGAAGTTTACTATAGTCACAATCCTAAAATAATGCGAAGTGAGGGGATGATTAATATAGATAAAGAACTCTTTAGAAAGACAGAAGGGAAGCTATATAGATATTATTCTAAAGATAAACATGAAAAATCATTAAAAGAGAAATTAAACTTGTTAAATAATCAGATTGAAGCAATCAATAAAGAATTAAGAGAATGTGATATTAATTTAGAACCAGAAAGTAAAAGTCCTAGCTTTGATGAAAGAGTACAAACTTCTAGTGATGGAATGAGTTATGCAGAAAGAGAAGCAATGAGAGTAACAGAATTAAAAATAAGGAGAGTAACTCAAAAGCGTATAGAAAGGCAGCATATACTAGAACAACTGGATAATCTTGAGATAGAATCTAATGAGATAGAGTGGAAGATAAGAGATTTTAATGGAGAATTAAAGCAGATATTAGAGTTGAAATATAAAGAAGGACTAAATGAAATTAAGATAGCTCATAAAATGCATCTAGATCAATCGCAGGTAAATAGAAGAAAGAGGCAAATGATAAACAAAATTGTAATGTGGGATATGTGGAATGACAGCATAAAAAACGCATAAAAGTTGCATAATTACTTAGAAAATAAGATTTATAATAGTATTGTGGAAACATGGATATGGTTTTCATTGCAGATTGGCCTCCTATAAATATAACACCTAGTATAAAAGCTAGGTGTAACATGGATATATAGTTCAATGGTAGAACAATAGGCTGTTAACCTATATATGTAAGTTCGATTCTTGCTATATCCGCCATAAGCTAACTAAGACCCTTATATGTTCAGTAGGTGACTATAAGGCGAGTTGAGCAATAAAAACTCTATCGACAGGTGGTAAGACCTAACCTACAGGCACATAGCCGTATAGAGTAAGTCTCATAAATTCTCAATACCCTTTTTCAGAAAGACACTTATAGAAATATAGGTGTCTTTTTATATTTTGTTACGAGTTAGGTGTGTATTTAACCCAAAACAGAATATAAGGAGTGATGAAGATATGTTAAAGCCACCAATAAGTAGAATGGGCGGTAAAAGCAAATTAAGAAAAACAATTATAGAGATGATACCAGAGCATAGTTGTTATATAGAATTATTCTTTGGAGCAGGTTGGGTATACTTTGGGAAAGATCCTTCAAAGGTTGAAGTAATTAATGATATTGATAGGGAGCTTATTAATTTATTTAAAATGATTAAATATCATGCTCCTGAAATAGAAAGGCAGCTAGAATATGAATTTAGTGGTAGAGATGTATTTGAAGAATATAAACATTGTACATTAGAATATTTAACTGAAATTCATAGAGCAGTAAGGTTCTTGTATTTAATAAGTCAAAGCTTTGCAGGAAAAGGGAAAGATTTTGGTTATGGAACTACAAGCAGACCAAAGCCACAAATATTCTGTAAAAATATATTAGTTGACTTAAAAGAAAGATTAAGAAATACATATGTCGAGAATCTAAGCTTTGAAAAAATAATAGATAAGTATGATAGAGAGCATAGTTTTTTCTTTTGTGACCCTCCATATTTTGAAACAGCAGGATATGGGACTGAGTTTGGAGAAAAAGAACATTTATTATTAAGGGATAAGCTTAATGAAATAAAAGGTAAATTCTTATTAACAATCAATGACCATGAGAAGGTTAGAGAATGGTATAAAGATTTTAATATTAAAGAAGTTGAAGTTAATTACTCAGTATCTAGAAACAAAGAAGCTAGAGGAAAGTATAAAGAACTTATAATAACTAATTATTAGCCTATAGGAGCCAGTAGAAACAAAAATGAAAAAGGTAAAAGATTATTAGGTTAGTTTGATAAGAGCTAGCCTTTTTATTATAAAAATAAGGAGGGATAAAGATATGCTAAAGAAAAGACAATATGTATTTTTAAGTAACTGGCAAGGTCAGGATTTAAAATGTGCTTGTTTACTTCATAAACCTCTATGTGACAAGCATAAAGAATGTGAGGAGATAGAGCTTTCTTTATTACCTTATGAAGATATAAAAGAATGTGTGAAGGAAAGAAGTTATAAGAGAGTTAAAGGAGCCTTAAGGCAGAGATAGAATTGTCAACATAATTTTTATAATTTAAATAAACATTTTTTTTTTATAATTTAAATAAATATTTTTTCTATTAAAAAATTCTATTGCTTTTTCAGACATTTTTATAGATAAGTCTACTATCATAAGAGACATATAAATTACTGTGAGAATTTTTATAAGTAATTCTAAATCTACATTAAAGTTCATTTTAATCACTCCTTAAAATAGAGTTTATCCAAAAAGAATAGATAATATACAGAAAGTGAGGTGGCATTATGGCCAGAATACAAACAGTAATAAATAAAGTATCTAAGGCATTAAAGACTAAAGGCTTGATGCCACTTATTAATCATGAACAGTTTTATGGAGATGAAGGTCAGCCTATTACAAAGTATATTATTCATTATGGTAGACCTAGAGGAAAAGAAAATGATGTTTATGATATAGTTTTTAACAAAGTAGACCTGTTAAAAGATTTAATAGAAATATTAAAGGCAGGTGATAACAATGGATAAAAAGCTTACACCTAAACAGAAAGCATTTGCAGATTATTATATAGAAACTGGCAATGCTACAGAAGCAGCAAGGAGAGCAGGATATAAAAAACCTAATGTACAAGGAAGTCAGAACTTAGAAAAACTTAGTATTAAATCATATATAGAAGAAAGAATGAAGGTTTTAGACGAAAAGCGAATAGCAAAAGGTGAAGAAGTCCTCCAGTATCTCACAAAAGTAATGCGAGGAGAAGAAAAGGACCAGTTTGGGTTAGATGCCTCATTGCAAGACAGAACAAAAGCAGCTGAACTATTAGGTAAAAGATATAGACTGTTTGTAGAAAATGTTAAACTTGAAGGAGTTCAACAAGTCCAGATAGTAGATGATATAGAAGATGAATAGAATTAAGCTAAAAAGTATAATTGCTCCAAGTTTCTATGAAGCACATAAGGATATTAAAAAGGGACTTCATACTCACTACTGGTTTAAAGGCGGTAGAGGTAGTACAAAGTCCTCTTTTATTTCTATTGAGATAGTATTAGGAATAATGAAAGATGCACAACAAGGTATTATGTCTAATGCTCTAGTATTAAGAAGAGTTAAAGATACCTTGTCAGAATCAGTAAGAGATCAGATTAAATGGGCAATAGATATCTTAGGGGTTAGTGATGAATGGCATATTCCAGAAGCAAAGCTTACTATAACTTATAAACCTACAGGACAGGTCATAAGGTTTAAAGGTGCTGATAATCCTAAGAAAGTTAAGTCTACTAAGGTGCCGAAAGGTTATATTAAATATCTTTGGTATGAAGAAGTAGACGAATTTGAAAGCAAGAATAAAATTGATGTTATTAATCAATCTATCTTAAGAGGTGGACCTAAGTTCTTTGTATTTTACTCATTTAATCCACCTGAATCACAAAGAAACTGGTGTAATCAAGAAGTTATAGAAACTAGAAAAGATAAGTTTATTCATCATAGTGACTATAGAAGTGTACCAAGAGAATGGCTTGGAGAGCAGTTTTTAATTGAAGCTGAACATATGAGAAAGGTTAATTCTACTAAGTATGAACATGACTATTTAGGAGCTGTAACTGGTACTGGTGGAGAAGTGTTTAGAAATATCACTGTAAGAGAAATAGCAGATGATGAAATAAAGGTATTTGATAGATTAAAGAATGGATTAGACTTTGGTTATGCGGCTGATCCATTAGCCTATTTATTAATGCATTATGATAAGACTAGAAAGAGATTATATATCTTTGGTGAGATTTATAAAGTTCAGCTAAGCAATAGTAAAGCTGTAGAATTAATAAAGAAACTTAATCCATTGAATAAGAGAATAACTGCAGATAGTGCGGAGCCTAGAACAATAAATGAATTTAAACAGTTAGGATTGAATATTGTAGGAGCAAAGAAAGGACCAGACTCAGTAGAGCATGGTCTTAAATTTTTGTCTGAAGAAATAGAGGAAATAATAATAGACCCAGTAAGATGTCCTAATACAAAGAGAGAGTTTATAGGATATGAAATAGAGAAGGATAAAGAAGGAAACTTAAAAGGTGAATATCCAGATAAAGATAACCATACTATTGATGCTTGCAGGTATGGTATGGAAGATGAAATCAACTCTAGAAAAGTTAAGGTTAAGAGTAAAGCAAAATTAGGATTAAGATAAGAGGTGAAAGCATGGCAATATATAAAGATAGAGAACTATTAAATGAAGATGGAACTATACCAGAAAGGCTAATAGAAAAGTGTCTATCAGAACATAAAAGTATGATAGGAAGATACACAGAATTATTAAATTATTATGATGGAAATCATAAGATTCTAAATAGAAGAATGTCTAGTGATAATCTGCCTAATAATAAGTTGGTTTGTAATCATGCTGCTTATATAACAGATATGGCAGTTGGATATGTATTTGGAGTACCAGTTTCATATTCTGGCGAAGGTAATGGAGATGAAATAATAAATGAGATATTCACTGGTATAGATGAAGATAGTCACAACAATGAACTAGCTTTAGATATAAGTATTTTAGGTATAGGAAATGAACTTGTATATATGAATGATGAAGAAACACCAGGGATAGAGTTAGCTGTATTAAGCCCTTTAAATACATTCTTAGTATGTGATACTACAGTAAAGCATAAACCTATGTTCGCGGTTAATTATACAGAAAAAACAGATATAGAAGGAACAGCAAAAGGCTATGATGTGAATGTATATACAGAAGATAAGATATATAAATACTTCACTAAAGATAGTAGTTTTAATAATTTAGAGCTTGTAGAAGAGAATGAACATTACTTTAAAGATATTCCAATAATAGAGTATAAAAATAATAAAAACTCTACAGGAGATTTTGAAAAGGTGTTAACTCTTATAGATGCTTATAATATATTGCAGAGTGACAGAATTAACGATAAAGCACAACTAGCTGATGCATTACTAGCTGTTATAGGAGCTTCACTTGGTGATGATGAAGGAGAAAAAACAACTACAGCTAAACTTATAAAGGAAATGAAGATACTTGAGTTAGATGAAGGCGGAGATGCTAAGTATCTTACTAAGCAGCTGAACGAAACAGAAGTGGAAGTACTCAAGAAGTCTATTAAAGATGATATACATGAGTTCAGTAAAGTTCCATGTCTTACAGATGAAAACTTCGTAGGGAATTCTAGTGGCGTGGCCATGAAGTATAAGCTATTGGGATTTGAACAGCTAGGAAAGACCAAAGAAAGATACTTTAAGCAAGGATTAAGAAAGAGAATAAAGCTTATATCTAACGTAGAAGGAACTAGAGCAAAGACTATTGATGCAAATAGTATAGATATAGTTATGAAGAGAAGTCTTCCAGTAGATGATGAACTTAAGGCAAGAATACTTCAAGAGACAGATGGATCACTAAGCTGGGAAACTAGGATAAAAGAATATAACCCAGAGATTGATGTGGATGAAGAAAAGAAAAGACTTGAGGAAGAAAATCAAAAGAAAATAGAACAACAGCAAAAATCTTTCGGATCTTATGACTTTAAAACTACTTCAAAGAGTGGTGAGGTAGATGAAGAGTAACCAGTATTGGAAAGATAGAGCCAATGAAAGAATGGCTGAATATCATAAGAATAGTGATAAGACTATTTTTAAAATTAACAATGCTTATCATAAGGCTATTGAGGATATTAATAATGATATCAATAAGATATTTTATAAGTTTGCAACTGATGGAGATTTGTCAGAAGAAGATGCAAGGATTTTATTAAACTCTAAGATACCTAAGAAAGAGTTAGATGAAATAAGAGCTAAGATAAACTTTATTGAAGATGCGGACTTAAAAAAGTATTTGATGTCTCAATTAAATGCTGATGCATATAAGGCACGTATAACTCGATTAGAAGCACTTAAAGAAAGTATATATATAAACACTAAGAAGGCTGCTGATGTTGAATTACAGCAAAGTCAGTTAGGATATATAAACAATATAAAAGAATCTTATTACCGCAACATATATGACATACAGAAAGGCACAGGAATAGTTACTGATTTTACTACACTTCCTGTTAATGCAATAGAAGAAATACTTAAAAATAATTGGAGTGGTAAGCACTATAGTGAGAGAGTATGGGGTAATAGTGATGTACTAGCAAGCAAGCTAGAAGAAGTTGTTACATCCGGACTTATGAGTGGTAAAAGTTCTAAGAAGATGGCTGCAGAGTTGGAAGAATTAAGTACTTATGGCAAGATGGCAGCTGAAAGGTTGGTACGTACTGAAACAACTTATGTTACCAACATGGCTGAATTAGAAAGCTATAAAGAACTTGATATTGATAAGTATATATTTGTTGCCACCTTAGACTTAAGAACTTCTCCTATGTGTAGAGAAATGGATGGGAAGATTATTGAAGTATCTAAAGGAATACCAGGAGAAAACCTTCCACCACTTCATCCATGGTGTAGAAGTACAAAGAGAGCATACTTTGAAGGAATGACTAGGAGAAGAAGAGCACGTGATCCAGAGACAGGAAAGAACTATATTGTTGAGGAAATGGACTATAAAGAATGGTATCAAAAGTGTGTAGTAGACAAATATGGAGAGCAGAAAGCTGAAACATTCCAGAAGATGATAAAGAATAAGGCCTCTGATAGAAAACAGTATGAAAGTTATAGAGAAATACTTGGTAAAGAATCACCAAAGACATTGAAAGATTTCCAAGATTTGAAGTATAATAATATTGAGGAATGGAAGCTAACAAAATATAATTATAAATTAAGAAAAGAAGTAATTGCTAATCCTAATGTTATATTAAATAATGCTGATAAATTTGAAGTTAATGAAAATAAATATTTAAAGTATATTTTTGGTGGAGAAAATAAAGATGGATTAGCTAAAGGAAGAGCAATAGAAAGTAGATTAGGATATAATAAAGATAATTATAAGGAGTTTGATAAGTTAATTAAAACTAATATAGGAAGATACCCTGCAAGGCATAAAGAAAGTACACCTCACGGAGAGAAATATGAAGTTAATATGGTTGTTAGGGGACTTAAAGGAAAACAAGCCAAAGTGTTAGTAGGAGTTATGGATAATGGTATACCAAAATTAACTACAGTCCACATAGATAAGTTAAAGGAGAGTGACTTAATGTATGAGTGAACTTCAAATTGAAGAGTGTGATGTTGTAAGATTGAAAGATGGTAGAGAAGGAACAGTATTAGGAATATGGGGAGATGGAGAAGCTTATGAAATAGAGTTGAATCCTCCGGAGTTAGAGACTATAGAAAAAGAGAAAATAGAAAAAATTATTTACAAAGCCTAAAAAGCACTTACTTAGATAAAGAGTAGGTGCTTTTATTATGCTTAAAATTAAGGAGGATTGAATAATGAATGAAAGAGAATTTTTAGAATGGTGTAAGCAAGAGGTGTGCGATTATACCAATAAACACTTAGACAAAACAGATAAAAAGGAAATTACAACGGATGATGTATTTATGGTGTGGAGTTGTAAAACTCTTCAAAATAATAAAGCACTACTTAGCACTACTCTATTTGATGGAATGTACTACGAATGTACATACAATGGAGATAAAAAAGAAATGTATGTAGATGCCTATAAGAAATGGGAAAACTACAAGGTTGAAAAATAATTAAGTCTTAGGAAACTAAGGCTTTTTATTATGCCCTAAGTAAGGCTCTAAACTGCTTAAATATTATATTTGAACGATATGGGCCATTAGGAATATATCGGGCAAGGAGGAAAATATGAAAAGATTTATGATAATGAATTTACAACTATTTGCTAATAGACCTTTTATGGCTCCGGATGGTGGAGCAGATGGAGGTGCTGGTGCATCTGGTGGAGAAGGTTCTCAAACAGGTGGGGAAGGCACAGGAGAAGGTGTTAGCGGTGCAGAAGGTGGAGAAAAAACCTTTGATGATATTCTGGGGGATAAAAAGTATCAATCAGAATTCGATAAAAGGGTTGCTAAAGCTCTTGAAACTGCAAAGAGTAAATGGGAAACAGAAAAAGCTACTGAATTAGAAAATGCTAAGACAGAAGCTGAAAAACTAGCGAAGATGAATGCTGAACAAAAGGCAAAGTATGCAGAAGAAAAAAGAATAGCAGAGCTAGAAAAAAGAGAAAAAGATATTACTACTAGAGAGCTAAGAGCACAAGCTTATGAAACTCTAGCAGAAAAAAATCTACCTAAGGAATTAGTGGATATTCTTAACTATTCAGATGCTGAACAGTGCAATAAAAGCATTGAATCAGTAGAAAAAGCTTTCCAATCTGCAGTAGAGAAAGCTGTGAATGATAAGTTAAGGGGAGGAAATCCGCCTAAAGGTGGGCAAGGGAATAAAGTAGATTACAGTAAAATGAGTGATGCTGAATATTATGCAGCTACTTACAAAAATAAAAAATAGAAAGAAGGAATATTGAATGGCAAATGAATTTATTACAGTAAAGGAAATAGCTAGACAAATACTACCAAGATTAATTGAAAATTTAGTTTTTCCTAATTTGATCCATAAAGATTTTAGTGAGGAATATGTGACTGGTAAAGGAGCCACAATTCAAGTTAAGAAACCAGTTATTCTAACAGCTAAAGAATTTAATGAATCAAAGGGAACTTCTGCACAAGATGTTAAGGAAGAATCAGTTGATGTAACATTAGATAAGCTTGCAACAGTTGATGTTGAGTTTGGAGCAATTCAAAGAGCTACTAATGTTGACGATTTAAACAGATTATTCTTAGAACCAGCAGCAGTTGCTTTAGCAGAAAAGATTAATAGTGATGGATTATTCTTATATAAAGATATACCTTATGCAGTAGGTACAGCAGGAACAACTCCAAGTAAGCTTGCTGATTTAGCGAATGTAAGAAAGATATTAAATACAAATAAAGTACCAGTTGCAGGAAGAGTAGCAGTGTGGGATCCAGAAGCAGATGCTAACTTCACAACAATAGATGCTATTGTTAATGCTGAAAAAAGTGGTTCAACCGCTGCATTAAGAGAAGGATCTATTGGTCGTGTATTTGGATTAGACAATTATATGGCTCAAGGTATTAAACAACATACTACAGGAATAACAAAATCTACAGATGTCAAAGTAAATGGTAAAGTTACTGCAGGAGCAACAACTCTTGCTATAGATGGAACTGCTTTAACAGGTAAACTTGTAAAAGGAGATATACTAACTATTAAAAAGAAAAATTATGTAGTAATAGAAGATACTACAGATGCATCATCAAATGCAATTGCTACAGTAAAAGTATATCCATCTTTACCAGAGATTGCTGATGATACAGTAGTAACATTAGTTTCTGGACATACTGCTAATTTAGCATTTAATCCAATGGCATTTGCATTTGTTACTAGACCATTAACTGCTCCAGCAGGAGTTGAATCTTATGTTACTTCTTACAATGGAATAACTCTTAGAGTAGTAAGAGGATATGATATGAAGTATAAAAAGGAAATGCTTTCAATGGATGTATTGTATGGATATAAAACAATGTATCCAGAGTTAGCTACAAGAGTATTGGGATAAAAGAGGGATTAACCCTCTTTTATTTTATGGAGGGGTTATTATGACACAATTAGAAAAATTGAAAGTAAGGTTGCCGGAGGTAGAAGATGCCTTACTTAATCAACTCTTAGAAGATGCAGAAATAGAGATATTAGACTATTGCAATAGAGACATTCTATTGACTAAAATGGAAGGATTACAGAGAGAGTTAGCTATTATCTACTATAATAGGCAAGGAAGTGAAGGAGAAGCTTCTAGAAGTGAACTAGGGGTATCTGTTAGCTATATTACAGATATACCAGATAATATTAAGAGTAGATTAAATGCTTTTAGAAGACTAAAGGCGGTGGGTGTTGCTAATGCGAATAAAGAATAAAAAGACTTACTATCTTAAGAAGAAAACAATAATTGAAGATGATGAAGGTGGTAAGTATCCAGGATATTCAGAGCCTATAGAAATAAAAGCTAATATAGGTCCTGCATCAGGAAAACTCCAAGCTGAAATTTATGGGGAAAGGTTAAATTATATACTTAATATGCTTATAGATGGACCATATGAAGTAATAGTAAAAGAAAAGATAATTTACTATGTAATTAATGGAGTAGAACTATGTGAAGGTAATGGAATGTGTGTCTATGTTCCTAAGGATAGTGAACCAGATTATAAGATTATAAGTATAAAGCCATATTCCCACTTATTTATTGAATTGGAGAAGATACTATGAGTATAAATGGAGTAGATTCTTTAATGAAGAAGCTTAATGCCATTGGTGGAAACGCTAATAAGATTCTAGAAACAAGTATTGCAAAGCAGACTAAGCTAGTTCAAGGTGAAGCCAAGGACTTATGTCCTGTAGATAGTGGTGACTTAAGAAAAAACATTTTTACTGATGTTAAATCTGAAAATGAAAGCATAATGGGAAAGGTATTTACTAATATCGAGTATGCTCCGTACGTTGAATTTGGAACTGGTAAAAAAGGTGAAGCTTCAAGTGGAGATAAATATCCAGGACCATTATCGTATAAGCAAGATAAATGGAGAGTAAATATTCCTGATGTAGGAGTTAGATGGATAGAAGGACAACCAGCACAACCTTTTTTATATCCTGCTCTTAAGAATAATGAGGATTTAATAAAAAAGAATATTAAAGAAGATATTAAAAAAGAAATTGAAAGGTTATGTAAGAAATGATTAATGTTAAAGATCAAGTTTATGCAGCTATTAAGGATATATCTTCAAATGTAAGTGATAGTTATCCAGCGGATTGGGCAACATTCCCGGCTATTCAATATACAGAAGAAGATAATAAAGTTGCTGAATGGGTAGATGGAGAAGAATCAAAGTCATATTTAAGATATAGAATTGATATCTGGCATAATAGGAGTACATCCAATGCAGCGATAGAAGTTGATAAAAGATTATCTAAACTAGGACTACAACGTACATTTTGTCAAGATGTTTCAGATACAAGTGGATTAAAACATAAGGTAATGAGATATGAGGGAATTATAGATACCTCAACAGAATTTGTATATCAAAATTAAGAAAGGAATGATGTAAATGTTAGCAAATGGAATTACATTAAGTTATAAAACAACAGAAGACACATACACTAAATTAACTGGTTTGAAAAGTGTTCCTGATATGGGACAAGACCCAGAAAAGGTTGAAAATACTTGTTTAGAAGATACAACTAAAAAGTATGAGTTTGGTATAGGAGATTATGGTGATCTAGAATATAAATTCAAATATGAGAATAGTAGTGCTAAAAGTTCATATAGAATATTAAGAGCTTTAGCAGATGCTAAAACAGTAACAAGCTTTGAACAAGCATATCCAGATGGCACTAAGTTTAAGTTTGATGCCCAATGCAACGTTAAATTATCTGGTGGTGAAGTTAATGGAGTTATAGAGTTTACTCTTCAACTTGCTTTACAAAGTGAGATAACAGTAACAGATCCATCATAAGAAAATTAGTGCCTTCCCTTATTTCCATTTTTATTATATTATTGTATTAATAAGGAATAGGGGGAGACGCAATGAAGAATAAAAAAGTAACACTTATACCATATGGATTTATATCCATGGGGATATTATATTTTTTAGCTGATTATTTTAAGAATGGAAGTATAGAATTTAAGATTATATCAATTTTATCATTTATATCAATAATAGTAACAATTATTCATGGATTTAAGGTTTGTCGATATGTATCCTATAAATGTGCATATACTAATTGGAAAAACGTATATTTGATTAATAATCCTCAGAACACAAAAAATGAAGATGAATTAATGTCTATTTTTTCTCAAGAAAGGAAAAATGTTAAAATTGAAAAGGATAAGATAAATCAAGAAAAAAAACTAGAATTCAAACACAGTAAAGAAAAGGATATTGCAGAAAAAGAAGAGAGAAAAGCTGAGATGGAAAGGTTAAGAAATGCAGGTAGAACAGTTCATCCATCAGAACAAACTTCATATCAAACAGAACCTCAATATGATAACAATGTGGCACGTTGCCCTAAATGTGGAAGTACATCTATAACAGCAAATAAAAAGGGATTCAGTGCAACTAAAGGCGTTCTAGGATTAGCAGTAAGTCCTTTAGCTGGAGCAATAGCAGGCGGTGCTGGAAGAAATAAAGTTATGTGTACTTGTTTGAAGTGTGGGCATCAATGGAAAGCAGGGAAAAAATAAAATATATAAAGTCTGAAGCACTTACTTATGTGAGTGCTTTTTATTATGGTTTAAATAAGGAAGGAATGATGTAAATGGCATTATATAAGATATTAACAGTAAAAGAAATGGAATATAAATTAAAGTTAACAACTAGTGCAACTATATGCATAGAGGATAAGCTTGGATGTAATATATTAGATCCAATATTAGAAATGAGTTCATCAGCACCTGTGGACAATAAAGGTAATATTAATATGAAAAAGGTAAACAAGATTCCAATACCATCTTTAAAATATTTGGTTACAGTTTTATGGGGATCACTTCAAAAATATCATCATGGCATGACCTTTGATAAGACTTGTAATTTAGTAGACGAATATATAGAGAGCGGAAAGACTCAGATGGATTTATTTGAGTTTATTACGGACTTATTAACTGAGAGTGGAATATTAGGAACTCCAGAAGAGAAAACAGAAAATTTAAAGTAGGGGAAGATAGTGAAAACACTGCTTCCCCATTTTCGAGCAGAAAAGCTCCTGAAAATTATACTGAATTAATTGAGAATTATTTATTTGATGATGCTTTAGACTGCGGATTATCTATAGATGAATTTTATTCTATGACAATAAATGAAGTAACTAAGGTAAGAGATTCTTTTTTTAGAAGAAGAGAGATAAAAAGAAAAGATACTGCAGATATGGTTTATAGATTATCTACATTAATTACAAATGGAACTGCATGTATTATAAGCAAAGACAATAAACCTATACAATTCCTTGACATATTCGCAGACTTATTCCGAGAAGAAAATAAAATCAATGAAGAAAAGAAGATTGAAGCTCAGATGGAGATCAATAAGCAACATATGAGAGAGTTTGCACAAAGAATAAATAGTCAGATGGGAGGTGAGGATAAATGACTTTAGAAGAGTTAGAAGTTGTCATTAGTGCTAATGCAAAGCAGTTCAATACACAAGTTGCACAGATTCAAAATAAAGTTGATAGCATGGCCAGTAGAGTTAATAACAAGGTTGATAGCATGAGTGGAACTTTTGCTAAACTTTGGAAAATATTAGCTAGTGTTTTCGCAATAACTGCAATAGGAAGATTTACAAAGTCATGCTTAGATTTAGGATCTAATCTTACAGAGGTTCAAAATGTGGTTGATGTTACATTTGGTTCTATGTCAGATAAAGTAAACGAATTTGCTAAAAATGCATGGCAGACAGTAGGGTTATCTGAAACTATGGCTAAACAATATATGGGTAACTTTGGGGCTATGAGTAAATCTATGGGTTTTACAGTTGGTGAAGCTGAAAAGATGGCAGAGACTCTTACTAACCTCTCTGGAGATGTAGCATCTTTTTATAATATTGAACAAAGTGAAGCATATACGAAACTAAAGAGTGTATTCACTGGTGAGACTGAAACACTTAAAGAATTGGGCGTGGTAATGACACAAGAAAATCTTAATCAATATGCCTTAGCTAATGGATATGGTAAAACTACAGAAAAGATGAACCAGCAGGAGAAAGTTGCTTTGAGGCTTGCATATGTCACACAAACATTGAGTGCAGCTAATGGAGACTTTGCTAGGACATCTAATACATGGGCGAATCAAGTAAGATTATTATCATTGCAGTACCAATCTTTAAAAGCTAGTATAGGTCAAGGATTAATTGCGGTACTTACACCAGTTATAAATGTAATAAATATTATTATGGCTAAGTTAGTACAAATGGCTAACACTTTTAATTCTGTACTTAGTGCCATAGGATTTAGCTTTAGTGGGGGTTCTGGTGGAGAAAATACTGCTTTTGCGGGAGCTGTCAGCGGAATTGATGATGCTACTGGTGCAATGAACAACCTAGACGAAGCTACTGATAAGGTTGGTAAAAAAGCTGGTAAAGCAAAGAAACAGTTAGAATCATTAATGGGAATTGATGAAATTAACAAATTAAAATCTGCTGATAATTCTGGTGGAGGTGCAGGTGGAGCTGGAGGACCAGGTACAATAAGTAGTCCAGCAATAGATACTAGTAAAACTGAAAATTCATTAACAGAATTAAATAATAAAGTTAAAAAATTATTAGAGGAACTATTAGCTCCATTGAAAAAAGCATGGGATAATTACGGAGATTGGTTTTTATCTAAATGGGATTACTTTAAGAAAGCATTTGGATATAGCTGTGATGAATTAAAAAAATTCTTAATTAGTGTTTGGAATCATGGTGGCAAAGAATTTGTACAACATATGGCTGAAATAGGCATAGTAATAGGCGGTGTAGCTTTACAAATAGGCGGAGATATATTAGTCGCTTTAGGAAACTTATGGAGACATCTTAATCCAGATAATAATCCATATACTAGAAAGTTTATAGATGCTATGAATAAGCTAGCTATAGCTGTAAGGGACTTTATAATATCTGCTGGTAATTGGTTTAGTCAATTTATGAATTTAGGCGGTCAAGCATTTATAAACTGTATAGGAGATATTGTAGTTATAGTTGGAACAACGCTTGCAAAAGTTCTTACAGATATCATAAATGTAGTACGAGCATTTATGAATAGTTGGGCAGGACATATAATTATTCAAGCGTGTGCATTAACTTTAAATATAGTTGCAGGAGCAATAAAAGCAGTTGCCATTGTAATAGAGAAATGTCATAAGGTATTAACAATATTTATAGCTTTATGGTCAGCATGGAGGTTCAGTAGAATCATATCAGGTATAGGTGATACAACTACTAAGCTAGGTGCACTTACTTATAGATTATATGGACTTAGAGTTAATATAGCAGATAATATTATTCAATTTAAAAAATGGGTCATTGAAGTAGGTAAAAATTCCGTAGGAGCATTGGTTAATTTTGGAAATAGTATCCGATATATTCTATGGTACTTAAAGGAATTATCAATAGAAATGGGTATAAAAGCAATAGGAGCTTTAAAGAAGTTCTTAGTATCTATAGGAGCAAATACTGCAAGTTTGCTAGGATTAACTGTAGCAGAAGGAACAGCAACAGCTGGAGCAACTGTTTTAAATATAGCTTTAGGTGCATTAGGAATTGGAGTAATAATAGCAGCGGTATCAGGTTTAGTAATAGCAGTAAAGAAGATAGGTGATAAATTTGGTTGGTGGGCTAATATATCAAATGCCTTAGGGAAAGTGCTAGGTTTGATTGGAGATAAAGTAGGATGGCTTTGGGATAAAATAAAATCATTCTTTGGTTGGGACACAGAGCCAGAGGTTAAAGAAAATATAGAATCTATTGGAACTACCGCAGAAGCAACTGCTAAGACAACAGATGAGAAGTTTGGAACAGCTACAAGTAATGTAAATAGATACTTAGATAGTATTCATTTCAATGCAACTAGGCTTTCTCAAGAAGTAGATGAAGCAACTAAAAGTGCTACAGAAAAGTTTGGAATGTTATCTCAATCGGCAACAGAGTACCTAGATGCAATTAAAAATCATAACACTGAAAAATTAGCAGAAATGGGCAGTAATCAATCTGTATACAATGAAGAAATTAAGGCTATGTATGCGGACTTAACAGAAGCAGAGAAGAATGAATTCCTGAAACAATATGGGATTATTCAAGGTATTAATGATGATATTCTTAACTATGAAGGCCTTAAATATGATGATAGAGTTGCAAGACATGCAGCTTATCTACAGACTATACAGAATGATGAAAGCCTATCTTATCAACAGAAAAAAGAAAAGATGGATCAAGCTAATGCAGATTTTCAAGCTAGTATTGATAGTGAGGTAGCAAAATATCAAGAGAGTATTACATCAAAACAAGCCGCACTTGATGAATTACTTTCAACACATGGAAATACTACTGCTCAAGGTAGAATGTATGAGCAACAGTTAAGAGATGAAATAGATGCAGATAGGGCACATATAGAGGATATAACTAAAACTAGTTATGATAATCAAGTCACTACTGTAGAAGGTGCTACTGATGCAATGGCACAGGCAAATGCTGATTCAGCTACAGCACAAGAAGATGCATATAAAAATATAGCTACTACAGCTGAAGAATCTATGGCAATAGTCAATGAAAGTTTAAATACAGCAAGAGAAAACATAAGTGCTTTTGCTGCAGATTCAGCTTCTATGTCTGAATCAATGAAAGCTTCTTTTGATGGAGTTGGTGATTCTATAACTGCTGAATTTAGTAGTGCTAATAGCGGTATTACTGGAATAATGTTAAACATGATAAGTATGGTTAATAATGCTGTAAATGTAATAAGAAGTTCAGTAAGACAGGCATTTACTTATATTGCTAATACAATAAAGAGCAGCATGAATCAAGCAAGTAACACAATAAAAAGTGCCTTTAATAATATATCAAACGTAGTAAATATATCTCTATATCAAGTCGTAAATACAACCAGTAACACTCTAAATATTATGAAGAATGGATTTGACATGATAGGATATTCTGCTGACTATTCATTCAGAAGTATATACAATAATATAAGTTCTAGAATGAGTGATATTTATAGTAGAATCTCAGGTTCATTAGGAGATATTAAGTCTTTATTTGATAATTTTAGTGCTACTTTAAAAGTGAAAATACCTCACTTCTATATGACAGGCAACTTTAATGCTGAAACTAAAGAAGTACCTAAGGTAGGAGTCAACTATTTTGCTAAAGGTGGAATTGTAGATAGAGCAACATTAGGTATAGTAGGTGAAGCAGGAAAAGAGGCTATAGTTCCATTAGAGAATAATACAAGAGGACTTGATTTATTAGCTGATAAGCTTTTAGGTAGAATGCCACAGGGAAGTTATAACAACAATTCAGATAGGCCAGCTGAAATTATAATCAAAGTAGGAGACAGTACTTTTGCAAGGGTAGTTGTGGATAGTGTAAATAAATTATTTGAACAAGAAGGAAGAATTTTATTTAATCTATAGGGTGTAGTTTTCTACATCCTATTTTTTATAAAAGGAGGTGGTGAAGTGATTAAAATAAATGGAGTTGCCATTGCCACGCCTAAAGTCTATGAGGTTACAGTACAGGACCTAGATGGGGAAACAAATAGAAATGCAGCTGGTACTCTTATTAGAGATAGAATAGCAGTAAAACGTAAAATTAATTTAGAATGGCAACCACTTAGCCAATCAGAGATTTCAGCACTACTAAATGCTGTTAGTGGTGAGTTTTTTACAATTACTTTCCCAGACCCACAACTAGGAACTATAACTAAAACTATGTATGTAGGGGATAGAACTGCACCAGCTTATCAATTCAAGAATGGAGAAGTTAAGTGGAGTGGATTAAAAATGAATTTCATTGAGAAATAAGAAAGGAGGGGTTAGATGTATAATGTAAGTTCTACTTATTTAAATAAAATAAAGGAACCTTCAAGATTAACTGCTATAAAGGTTGGCATAGGAGATAAAATATTAACTAATCTAGAGGTTCAGAATTTAAGTGTAGAATATAGTTCTGGAAATGATGGATTGCCCGCTATTGGTGGAGCAACTGCAGCTAAATTAACCTTAAGCCTTTTGAGAGTAGGTAATACTCCTTCTTACTATACAACTCAATCAATTAAACCTTCTATAGCCATTGATGATGGTGTTGGTAATCTTATGTGGGTACCACTAGGAACTTTCTATGCCGACCCAGAGTCAATAAAAAGAACAGATCAAACTATTTCAATAGATTGCTTTGATATGATGAAACGTTATGAAAGCTTAGCATTTGAGTCAACTTTAGTATATCCAGCTCCTTTAAAAAGTGTAGCAGATGAACTGACAAGTAAGTATGGTTTAGTATTTGCAGATATAACTCAACTTCCTAACGTAAATATAAAAGTTAAGCCTAATGGAAATATAAGAAATATATTATCTGAGATGGCAGAACTTGCAACAGCGAACTGTTTAATAAATAGAGATAATAAGATTGAATTTAGAAAATTTATCGCAGTAGATTTTAGTTTAGATATAAATAACTATATAGACTTTTCTTTAAAGAGTGATAGCAATGTAAAGATATCTAAATTAGTATGTAAAAAAGATGGTGATAATCCTAATTTAGAGTATGGAGATATAACAGGTTCAACTCTTGAATTTGAAAATGACAGTGTTTCAACAGTTGCGGAACTTAAAACTATATATGATAGAATGTACCCTTTCAGCTATCCAAGTTACAACTTAAAAGCACAGGGGATGCCACACTTGGAATGTGGAGATGTAATTACACTTACAGATAAAAAGAATATAGTAAGGCAAATACCAATAGTTTCTCACAAGATTAGTTATAATGGTGGGATAATATCTGAATTTAGCGCTAATGTACCCAAAACAAATAATAGTACTGGCTCTAATGGAAGTAATAGTATTACTAATGCCATTAAAGAAATGGTGGCTAATTATTTGATAGTAAATGAGATACTTGCGGGGAATATTACAGCTGACAATATAAAGGCTAACTCAATTACAGCTGACAGAATAGATGCTAAAACAATGACGGCTGAAAGTGGTGTATTTGATAATTTAGTAGTAGATAGTGCACACATAGCTGATGGGGCAATTGATAGTGCAAAGATAGATATAGCAGAGATTTCAGCTGCTATCATAAAAGATTTAAAGGTTGGTACTGCTCAAATAGAAGATGCAGCTATAACAAATTTAAAAGTGAAAGATGTAGATGCTTCTAAAATTAATGCTGGAGATATATCTGCAGAGAGAATTAAAGCAAATGTCATTAATGCAATTAATGCTTATATTGGAAGTGCAGTAATAGACATAGCTAAAATTGGAGAGCTTACAGCGGATAAAATAGCAGCTAATGTAATAGCAGCAATAAACTTATCAGCAGAAGTCGCAAAAATCTCTTCTGCGAAAATTGGTGATCTTAGTGCAGAGAAAATAACCAGTGGCTCTATAGACACTGAAAGGTTGAAAGCTAATATTATAAAAGCAATAAATTTAACCACTGATACGGCTACAATAGATTCTGCTAAGATAGGAAATCTGAGTGCAGATATAATAACAAGCGGTGATATAAATACTGAAAGATTAATAGCAAATGTAATAAAAGCAATAAACTTAGATGCTACAAGTGCAACAATAAATTCTGCTAAGATAGGGAATTTGAGTGCAGATAAAATAACAAGTGGATCTATGGATACAGAAAGATTAAAAGCTAATGTTATAAGCGCAATTAATGCATATGTTGGTGCTATAAAAATAAAACAAGCTCAAATTGAAACTCTTAAAGTAGGAAATGCAAATATAACTGATGCATCAATCAGCGGTGCCAAGATTGAGAAGGCAAGTATTACAAATGCGCAGATAGCAGATGCCACAATAGAAAGTGCAAAAATAAAAGAGGTTTATGCTAAGCAAATAAAGAGCGGTACTGTTGATACAGGTGAACTTGATATAAGCTCTATAGATGGAACTTTTAATATAAAAGGAAATACACTTCAAATAAAAGATAATCAGACAACACCGAAAGTAAGAATACAAATAGGAAAGGATTCTAGAGGGTACTACGGAATATTAGTTCTTAACTCCGAAGGAAATGCAATATTTGATAGTGACAAAGGTGTACTTATTCCAGCAGGACTTGCAGACAATGTTGTATCCGAGAGTAAAATAGTAGAACATTCCATAGGCCCTACACGATTAAATATAGATCAGTTATTTGTAGGTGACAATGCATTTATTAATCAGCTTAAAGCAGTACAGATAGATGCTTCTAATATAGTTACTGGAACGATTTCAAACGAGAGAATTAATTTAAAAGGATTAATTTCATTTGATATGCTTAATCAAGATTTACAGCCTGTATTTGATGTTAAAAGTGGAAAGACGTATATTAATGGCGGCATGATAGCAACTAACACAATAAAGGCAGACAAGATAGACCTATTAAGTGGTATTACAGTAAAAGGACCAGACAATACAAATACCTTCTCTATAGCAGATACAGGACAAGTAGAAGTAAATGGCTTATTGCATAGCGGAAACTATGATGATCAAAAGGGTACTGGTTATGAAATAAGACCTGATGGTACTGCAACATTAAATCAAGCTACTATAAGAGGTAATGTAATTCTTCCAAACGCAGGTATTACAAATTATGCTGATGACAAAGAAGTAAATCCTATAAGAATTTGGGCAGGTGCTTCTTATGAAAACCGAGATACCGCTCCTTTTAGGGTATTGCAAAATGGTAACTTCCACGCAACAAATGCTATTTTAAGTGGGATGTTATTCGGTAGCTTAGACAATGAAGACTTAACAATAAAAGATGGGGTTTTAACTATTGGTGGAGATAACACTTATTTGGGTCAAGATGGGAATGTAGCAGTACTTCCTGGAACTGAATTATATATAAAGTTTAGTAAAGATGAGAGTATATTTAATAGTAATGTTACATTCGGTCCAGTTTCAGATAAGAGAATTGAATATAATAATGAAAATAGAATTCTCTCAGTATTCGGAACAGAGGTAAATATAAATAGTTATGTAAGAGTTAATAAAAATAGAAGTTTAGATATCGGACATAAGAATATAAATGAAGTTAACAATACTTTAGTTATAGATAATCAAGGCGGACAAGGTTCAGAAGGTGATTTTAAATTTACACGTCAAGGTGGTAAAGAAAATGTAAAAGTAGTTGTAGATGGTGAAGTATCTGTAAAAGATAAAATTACTTCTAAAACTAATGGAATAGAAATGAGAGCCATGTCTGATGGTTGGGGATTTTATGCTATATAGGAGGTGGTTAAGTGTCAACACAAATAACTAGTGGATATTTTGGAAGTAGTCCTCAATGTTATTATATTTTATATGCCGAGCAGTTATGGGGAAGTGGCACACGAAGGGGAATAAGAGTATATGCCCAAATTAAAGTAAACGGAAGCGGTAGTTCTAGTTATGGTTATCCTTTAAGCATAAGAATGTGGGCACACAACATTGACGGGAATTGGATGTGGTGTAAAGGGAATGAATTTTGGTATGGCACAGACGGAATAAGAGAATATTATCAAGACTTCGATATAGATGTTGGAACTAATTCATCTACAAGCATAGGTGTAGGATTTAGGGTTCAAAGGAGTGATGGAGGTTCTTCAAGTTGGAATGGAGGAGGGGGAAGTGGCTACTTTACAGTTGGCTCAACAAATACAGCTCCTTCTCTAAGCGGTATCATATCGACATCACCGTCAGGAACGATTGCTGAAAATACTAAAGTCCTATCGGTAACTTGCCCAGAGGCTAGTGACAATGAAGGAAACTTAACAGGCTATAGAATACAAATGGCAGTAAATAAAAGTGGGAACTTCTTTGATGTATTAAATAGTAATGATAAAACTAGAACAGTAAATGTTGATATAAGTGGATATGGAGAAGGTACAGTATTTGAATTTAGGGCTGATGCACACGATAGTTATGGCGCAAACTCATCAGGATGGATAACTTCTTATTATATAACTAAAAATACATTAACCCCAAATACTTTAAATGGTGGATCTAATATAGAATTTAATACTGATAATGTAGTATTTACATTCAGTGGAGCTAAAAACACTTATACTGGCACAAATAGTGATGTATTTACAATGTCATTAAGTTCCAATGATATAACTGTGTATAATCAAAATGTGAAAACTTCTCCAGTAACATTAAGCATTTATAAGAATGGAACATTACCTACTGGACCATATATAAAGTTTTCTGACTTGATAGCTAAGTTTAAGGGTAGCAGCTATAAAGGTAGTTTAACATTTGTTTTAACTACATCTAATGCATTTGGAACCAGTAAGACAAGTAGTAAGACTTTAAGTGTAAATCTTCAAATAGCTCCCAATCCAGCTACTAGTCAACAAATATCTTTAGTACAGAGTGAAAGCACCGCATATTTAACAATAGGTACTACAAGTAATAAGTATTTTATTCCAGATGGCTCAAAAGTGGTTAGAATAAAATGGAATGCAGGTAGTGGAAAGCTTGGTGAAGATATTAAATATGAATTATATGTAGCATATGGAAGTGGATCATGGCAAAAGGTAGCTGACCTCACGCAAGGTACTAATTATTACAATCATGTTATTCCTAAACAAACTATAAGTCAGCAGTTTAAGTACATGATAAGAACAATATGTAGCTATAATACTTCTCTTTATACTGATGCAGTAACTACAGCTCAAACATTACATTTTTATAACACCCCAACTTTGACAGTGGGTACAATAACAAGAACTTCAACAACAGCAGATGTTCAAGTAACAGTTAAAAGTAATAGCTCCATACCTAATATAAATACAGTAGGGAGCTGGAAGTGCTGCAGCAAAGGAACTACTACAGTTGTATCAAGTGGCAGCTTAGGCCAAGCACAAATAGTTCAAGTTATAAAGGTTATAAGCTTAACAGATGCAGGAACATACGATTTAAGTGTTACTTATAAGGACGATACTGGCTTTAGTAGCAATGTCTCTATAACCATTAGCATTGGACAGAACCTTCCAGCCTTCTTCGTTAATAAATATGGAGCAGGTATTGGAGGAGTTAAGGCAGAAGCAGGAAAAGAGCTTAATATTCAAGGTTCAGGAAACATTCTAAATGACTTAATAGTTGGACGAAATACCAACATAAAAGGCACTATTACAGTAGGAAGTTCAACCACACTAAACGGTGCGGTGTCTGTAGGAGGAACAACTACAGCCAAACTTGTAAAAACAACAGGATTAGAAGTTTCAGGAGTTGCTGCAGTGACAAGTGACCTAAACGTAGGAGGAGTTATAAAAGAAAAGGGCTATACGGTTTATCACACAGGAAGAAAGCCTACATCAGAAGATGTGGGGGCTATGGGATTACAGGGTGAATTAGGTGATAATAAAAATTTAGATAATTATCGGGAAAATGGAGTATGGTTTCAGCAATATGACTCGTCAGCAAGGACAGGAACAAACTACCCAATAGCGAGGGCAGGTGTTTTAGTAGTTAAATCAAATCCAACTAAAACGCTTATATTTCAAAGTTACAGGACATATGGTCCGTTTGATGAAACTTATACAAGAACTTACCACACTGACTACGGATGGCTTCCTTGGAAGTATGAGGGCTCAGGTACAGTAGAAGGTGATGGGTATGGTCTTATGAGAGTTGGGAAATTAATTTTTGTGAGTGGGTGGAATACCGTATTTTCAGGAGAAGAAAGTTCAAAAAAAGTTTGGTATCCTACAACTTTTCCAACAAAAACTTTAGCAGTAACTATTACTCAACAGTGGGTTCAAGGATGCAACGGGAACGGATATGATATGGTTATTACTGCACTTGACAATGATGGGTTTTGGATGAATCCTGCAGCTAATACAGGAAGAAGAGTTCTGTGGATGGCTGTAGGTCATTAGGAGGTATTATGATTTATTTAAAATATGATTTAAACAAAAAAATAAAAGGTTTTTATGATACAAGTTCATTTAACTACAATGAAGATTTTTCTACTACATTTATAAAGATTACAAAAGAATTAAGAGACAAGATAATTAGCGGTAGAGGAAATATAGAATTTAGATGTATTCCGAACGACCCTACAAAAGTTTACGACGTTACAGATTACAATTCATTATTTGTAGAGTATACTCCAGATAGTAACTTAATTCAGAAAACCCCTCTTCAGATACTTCAAGAAGAGAATGAAGAATTAAAAAAGCGCCAACAAGTAACGCAAGAAGCTTTAGACTATATATTAATGAGTGCGGGGGGAGGTGTATAGAATGGCAGCATATTTAGCAATGAGAATAGAAGATGGAGCTCTAGATTACAGCTTAGTAATAAAGAAGTTCTCTAAGTTTAAAGAAGATATAGATACTATATTAATAGCAGATGGAAAAGAAGATTTAATAAAAGAGTAGACCGAAGAGGTCTTTTTTTATTGTAATTTTTAATAAGAGAGGTGCAGTATGAATGACATAACAACTTTATTTAATACTTTTGTTTTTCCAGTGGCTCTATGTATATTACTTATTTGGTTCATGTACAAGAAAGTATGGCCAAGGATAGAAATTACATTAGATAGAGTTACAAAGACAAATCAAGAGCTCTCAGAGAGTAATAGAATTTTATCGCAAAACATGAATGAGAAGATTACTGATTTGGATAAAAAGGTAGATTTAATATTAAAAAATGGAGGGATTTAGATGAAAGAAAGAATTATAACAAAGGTTACAAGTGCAAAATGGTTAATAGCTGTAATACTTACTATAGTATTTAGTTATTGTATCGTTTCTGGGAGAGATGTAAAAGAGTTTCTTCCAATTTATTCTGGAGTAGTTATGTTCTACTTCGGAAATTCAGTTTCAAAGAAAGTTAAAGCAGAGTAGCCTTTTGACTACTCTTTATTATTATTAAAAAATTGGAGGGATAAATATGAGAGAAAGTATAGATTTAGGACATGGAGTAAACTATGACGGTGGAGCAATAGGAAGAATAGAGGAAGAAACTATCATAAATGAAGTGGGAACTTTAGTTATAAGTAAATTAAAAGCATTGGGAGATGAAGTTTTATCAGTAAGACCATCTAGTGCTACATCATTAGGTAACAGCTTATCGCAAAGATGTACTGCAAGTAACAATTTTAATCCAGATATATTTGTAAGTCTGCATGCGAATGCTGGAGGTGGTAGAGGGGTTGAAATATACACTTATGGTGGAAAGAACCTAGATGCAGCACAGAGAATCTTAGATAATATAGTTGCATTAGGTTTTAGAAATAGAGGAATAAAAGATGGATCTAAACTTTATGTAATTAGAAACACTATAGCACCAGCAATGCTTATTGAAATATGCTTTGTAGATACAGATGATGTAGATATATATAATAGAGTAGGAGCTAATGCTATTGCAGATGCAATTGTAAAAGGTCTTAAAGGGACTACAATAAACACTAATCCCGTAGAAACAGTAGAGACATCTAAAAATAAACCATATGAATATGGAGTAGTGACCGCAAGTGTTCTTAATGTAAGAGATTCTATAAATGGAAAGATTTTAGGAACATTGCCTAAAGGAGCTACAGTACACATAGATTACGTTAAAGATGGATGGGCATCTATCTTCTGGGGAGATCACGGTGGCTGGATATGCATGGATTATGTAAAACCAAAGGATTTATATGGAGTTGTAACCGCTACAGCACTTAATGTAAGAGATGGAGCTAGTGTCAACTCACAAATCTTAGGGCTTAAATACAAAGGAGATAAAGTCCATATAGGCTTCGAGCAAGACGGATGGTACAACATTTACTTTGGTGACCATGGCGGCTGGGTACACTCAAAGTATATAAGGTTAATATAAGATTATTTAAGGGGAGTAGGAACAATTTGCCTACTTCCCTTTTTTATTATATTCTAATATTAGTATAGTATAGTTAGGGGGAAACATATTGGAAAAGCAAAGTATTGCAAATAAAAAATGGGAATATAAAAACAAGGAGTATTCTAATTACTTGAAAGCCAGAACATCCGCAAGAAGCTTTATAAATAGGAAGGCTACACTAGACGACATAAAGGAATTAAGAAAATTGCTAGAACAAAGGGAAGAATTCTTAAAGACAAACGAATAAATTAAGACGAGGGCAGAAAGAGAGATTTTTCTACCTTTATTTTTATTTAAAGGGAAACTTGTCCATTTTGCGAAAATCTTTTATAATAAAAAAAGAACCTTAATTGTTGCAGCACAGGTTCTTAATAAAAGTAAAACTATTATACTTTAAAGATAATATATTAATTATATCATATTATCTTTAAGTATAAAGAAAGTATGGTGAGAAAATGAAACATTTTGTTTATATGAATACAGATATTTTAAATTCATATTTATCTCAAATAAATGAAGGATTAGTAAAAGGAATTGTTAATGAATCAGGTGATAAAGTAAAAAACGAAAAAAATGAAAAAATGGTTCCAGGTGTTGATAAACTTGAAACTAATATTGGCTTTAATCCTATATTTAATTTAAAGTTTTCAGAAGATAGGGATATTTTAGAAACCACTACTACTTTATCTCAAATAGAATCAGGTAAAGAATTAATAGAAAAGATATTACATGATAATGCATATGAGCAACTTTTTAGATATTTAGAAAAGAATTCTATGATTTCTAATGAAGACAATGTAGAAATCGGGAAGTATGTAAAAACAGAAACAGAATATCTAATTAGAGATTTGGATTATATATTGAGTATTTATACAGATGAATTTATAGATTTTTTAGGTGATAGTTCTATAGAAAATATTAGTGACAAAGGTAAAAACACTTTACAAACTATTAAGAACAAAGAAATAGATAGTCAAAAGAAAACACGTAGAATATTTAATATAGCAAAGAATGTTTTACCTTATTCTAAATTTGTAGTTACAGACAAATTTCTTGTTCCATTAAATGATAAGTTTTTAAGAGAATCTTTAAAGGCAATACGATTTAATTATTCTTCAAAAATAAAATTGTTTGGAGAATTTACAGGTGATTTAAATAGTAATTTAAACAAAGAAGAGAAAAGCGATAGCTTTGGAGAAATTCTTTCAAGTTTAGATGAAGTTTATAGAAGTTTTTTTATAGATATTTTAGGATTAAAAACAGATTTAAAAATAGTAATTCCTATCGCTTTGTATTTTGAATAG